TTGAGGAAGCCAAGAACAACGGCGAAGCTCAGATCATTGACCTGCTGGAAGGCAAGATCTTCCAGACGCAGGAAACCATCATCGAGAACATGAACACCATGTTGTTCGGAAACGGCACCGGTAACAGCAGCAAGGACATGCTTGGTTTGAGCGCCTTGGTTGGCTCCACTGGTTCGCCTGGTGGCATCGACGCCACCGATTCGGACAACTCTTGGTGGCGTTCCGCGGTAACCAACCAGGGCGGTGCGATCACCGTCGCTGCGATGGCTACCCTCTACAACAACTGCTCGGTTGGCAACGACCAGCCGACCATCATCATCACGGGTCAGAACCAGTACGAGGCTTACGAGGCTCTACTGGATGGTCAGATCCGCTACACCGACACCGACATGGCTGACGGCGGCTTCCAGAACCTTCTGTTCAAGGGCGCCCCGATTACCTTCGACGGCACCTTGGCAGGTGAGGGCAAGCTTTACATGCTTAACACCAAATACCTGCAACTGGTCGCTCATTCGGATGTCTGGTTCAAGCCGACGCCGTTCGTGCGTCCAACCAACCAGGATGCGGTGTTCTCGCAGCTGCTTTGCTACGGCGAGCTGACCACCTCCAACCGTGCCCGTCAGGGCTACATGTACGGGATCACGCCTGCTTAGGCCCCGTACCTGACTTCTTGGGAGCATGATGGGACGAGGTTTCGCATACGCACACAAGGCAGGGCAACGCCCGTATGGGCAGCCTGCCGACGGTTACCGTGACGCTTCGCCTCGACCCCAAACTGTGGGTTCGTCGCGGAATGTTCAACGGGTTCAGCGTATCGCTACCTCTGTTCCAGTTCCCGAGGTCATCATGTGCAGCGCGCTGACCCGTGACGGGGCACCCTGTAAGGGGCGTCCTGTTACGGGCAGCGACCTGTGCGTCTTTCACACGCCGAAGGAGTAGCCGATGGACATTTCGTCCATGCGGTCGTACATCCGTTCAGTGGTGGACATCGATTCGACGGACATTTCCGACGATGTGATGAACCGCTTCTTGGGCGAGGCATACGATGTGATCGTCTATTCGGAGAAGCGTTGGCCGTTCTTTGAAGTGTCAACGACGTTTACGACTTCTTCCGACACGAAAGATTACAGCCTCGCCACGGTGGGGGCGTCGGTAACGAATGGTCTCCGCGAGATAGCGGCGTTGAAGACCGACAACCACGTTCTCGAATACATCGGCCGCGATGACGGCGATGTCGCGTATCCGCTCGACAGTGATTCCAGCGGAAACCCGTGGTACTGGTCGTTCTGGGCAGACACCATTCGTTTCTATCCGACGCCTTCGTCGGGAGAAACGATCTATGTGCGTGGATACAAGAACCCTGCCGCTTTCGGGGCGGGATCTTCTGACGCGACGGAGCCTTCTGATCTTCCTGATCCGTTCCACATGGTGCTTGCAACCTACGGGATTGCTCGAGCCTACGAACAGCAGGAAGATCCAGCGATGTCCGCACAGTATTTCTCCATCTTCAACCAGGAGTTGGACAACTTGCGGGCACGCTACGAGGACATGCCGGCGTGGCAGCCGGTCAGGTTGAACTATCGCAGGGTTTCCAGGTGGCGGTCGCAGTCCTATTTGCCAGATCGTCTTCGATATTCCTGGGAGTGATCGGTGGCACCGACTTGGAAGCTTGAGGCTCTTGAATCGTTTACGGGCGGGTTGAACCTCCGAACCGATCAGTTCAATTTGGCGGAGAATGAATCTCCTGACCTGTTGAATGTCCTTGTTGATCCGCGTGGCGGCATTCGGCAACGTGACGGCGTGGACCGTCGGAACACGACGGCGTTGGGGTCCGACATTCAGGGGATCTGGGGGTTTCACACCGATTCGGGCACCAACCAGGTGATGGTCAACTACGGGACCGCTGTTGCCCATTCGGCTTCGGCGAACTTCACGAACCTGTCTGGGATCACGGCCCGCACGGACGGTAGCCGCGTGTACGGGGTGACGATGAACAATGTTGCCTACGGTGTTTCGTATGACAAGCCTTCGTTCAAGTGGGATGGGTCGTCGGCCGCCGATCTGGGGGCGACGTTTGGCGCTGCCGGCAACATGCCGCAGGCCCAGTACATTGCGGCGTGGAATAACTTTGCGTGGGTTGCCAACACCTACGAGTCGAGTACGGCCTACAAGTATCGGTTGCGCTGGTCGAACGCCAACGATCCTGAGACCTGGACCGACACCGACTATGTCGACATCGACAAGGGCGACCACGGCGACTACATCACGGGCCTGTGCCCGATGGGCGACAGGCTTCTGGTGTTCAAGTCGAACAGCGTGCATGCCGTGTTCGGATTTGATTCTGATTCGTTTCAGGTCACGACGTTGAGCAACAACGTCGGTTCTGTTCCGCTTTCTTCGCCGGTCTCAACGCCTTACGGGACGTTCTTCTGGCATGCAGACAGAGGCGTGTACCTGTATGACCGTGAGAACTTTGTGTGGGTGTTCGACAAGTTGTCGCCAGCGATTGACGACGGGCGCATCACGTTTAGCACGAACCCGCAGATGACATGGGGAAACAACAAACTGTATGTGAGCGTTGATTGGACGGTGGGTAGTTCAACAACCCGCCGTACTCTCATCTACGACCCGACCATTGCCGGCGGGGCCTGGGTGACGACCGACATTGACGCCGCAGCGTTGTATTCGTTTCAGCCGCCAAACTCGTCTTCGACAGTGTTCGGGGCATGCGTTGCCAACACTGGCGTTTTAATCGATGTTGAAGACGATCAGCAGCGCAGCACCGACAGGTATGCGATTTCGGCGGAAACGCATATCAGTTCATATTTTGTGACGCGGTGGATCGCCGGCAAGAACCCGATTGTCAAGAAGCGTTGGGGTAGGCCCCGCATGGTGACTTCGGCAGAGTCGACGATTTCGTTGCCTGTGCAGGTGTACAAGGACTACGACAAGTCGGAACAGACGACGAGTTTCAATGTTTCGATTACGGGGAAGACATCGACTTCGTTGTGGAACACGGCGAAGTGGGATGACGCTGACAGCACTTCGGCGTATTACGCAGCATGGGACGCAATCGCTCGAGACCTTACGGCAGTGGTGAAGAACCTGCCTACTCTCGGGACAGCAAAGAGTGTAAGTATGAAGGTCAACGGCCCAACAACGAACAACCATTGGGAAATGAACGCCGTTGCTTTCGCCTACACGCCGAGGAGGCTCAGGTAGATGGCAACGCTAGCGGTAACGAACACCTTCTCGGCCGGCACTACCATTGTGGCGGCCGACATGAACGAGAACTTTGACGACGTTGAAGCGTTCATCAACTCGTCGCCAGGTGTCATTCAGAACAGCCTGGTTGACGCCAAGGGCGACATTATTGCTGCTACGGCGGCCGATGCGGTTTCCCGTTTGGCTGTGGGCACCAACACGTACGTTCTGACTGCGGATTCGTCAGAAGCCACAGGCATCAAATGGGCTGCGCCCACGGTGGGGACGGTGACGGCGGTTACTGGAACTTCGCCGATTGTGTCGTCTGGCGGGACAACGCCGGCTATTTCAGTGACAACCAACGACGCACAGCTCATTCTGAACAACTCCATCTTCAACTAAGGAAAGATAATGGCAACATACTCAAAGGTTCTACTGTCTGGCGGCACAACAGGCATGAACATCAAGGTGGCCGCCACATCATCGGCAGGCACTACGATCCATACCGCTACTAGCGGTACGTCCAACATGGACGAGATCTGGCTGTACGCCTGCAACACCGACTCAACGGACCGCAAACTCACCATCGAGTACGGTGCGACTTCCGACGATCAGCGCCTTACTGAGGTGACGATTGGTGCTGAGGCTGGTTGGGTGCTGGTAGTTCCAGGTTTGTTGCTACAGAACAGTCTGGTTGTGAAGGCGTTCGCTGCAACAGCGAACGTCATCAACATCAACGGTTACGTAAACAGGATCACAGCCTAATGTCAAACGGTGTTAGATTCTTCGCAAGCCAACCAGTTTCCAACTGGAATGCTGCGGCCATAGCATGGAGCGGCTCAACAGCCAATGGTCTAGCAACCTATGGTGATGGCACCGACATTGTTGCGGAATCGACTGCCACGTATGACGGCACGACCCTGCAACTGACCACTTCGGGTGGCGGGCTCAAGCTGGACGGCCTCAACAGCTCCAATGCCAATACTTTGGACGATTATGAAGAGGGGACTTTTGATGTGACGGCGACGGTCGCATCGGGCACCCTCACCGTTGACACCAACCGTGACACCCTCAAATACACGAAGATCGGCAACAGAGTTTTCATCATGGGTCAGATTGAGTTCACGACAGCATCGACCCCTTCGGGGGCGTGGTCGTTGAGCGGCCTCCCGTTCACCAACACGAACACGGGTACCTACTCCGTCAACAAGCGGCCCAACATCGCTACTGGCATCAGTACACCAGCCAG